ATTGGCAGTTTAATTGAAGACGTACACAGTGTTCCCGTTATCCAAAAATTAACAGAAACTATAAATATAGTCAAGCCGATCTTTGAATTAAAAGATTCTGCAACTAAAAACACAATCATCAAGGCACTCCAAGGCACCATTTAAGGCACCGCATTAGTAGGTATTACACAACTTAAGGAGATAGCCTAAATGGCCACTACAGTAGAACGAATTGGTATAGTTGAAACCAAAGTTGAGAATTTGAACGGAAAACTTGACGACCTCAAGACAGACGTTAAAGAGATGCATGATTGTCTTGATAACACAAGAGATAGTCTAATAGGTAAATTAGACGACATGTATTCAGCGTCTTGTAATCAACATGCCGAACTTGCAACTAAAATTACAGAATTAGAGAAGTGGAAGCAAAAGTGGGTATATATGATTGCTGGCGGTGCTGTGGTAGTAAGTTGGGCATCTGCACATGCTGAAACCATTTTAACACTTATAAAATAATGCGTATATCAGACCTCATATCAGAGCAAGGCCCTATAGGAACTACAGGTTCCTCTACAATGCCCACAAGCCAACCGGTACAAAGTACAGCTCAAAAGCCGGCTACTTCTGCTCCAGGTCAGCCGGAAACAGATCCTAACAGTAAGCAATTAGATCAACTGTTAAAACAAAATCAAATTAATGTAAACAGCTCAGATGACTTTCTCAAAGCGTTTACAGCTATACAACAAAAACAACAACTAACTCCTGACCAAGAAAAAGTACTTGGCGATTATGCCAAAGCCACTATTTCCAAACCAGGCTTGCCTACACAGATGGCAGGACTAATGAAAACAATTATGAGTAAAAAACCCGAAGGCGCCGCTGCACCGGCAGGTAGTACACCGCCTACTGGCGGAGCTCCAGTTCCGGGAGTTTAATATGAAAATAGCACAATTACTTTCGGGTACCAGTATCGCTATAACTAATCAAGAACAACAGTTCATCGAAAGCCATAGCACTAAAGTTTCTATTAATAGTCTAGGCGAACACGACCAATGGTTGGCTCAGAACCTTGTCAGGAAAGGCATATATACAATAAGTAATGATAGCCGAACGCTGATAAAGAATATAAATGAAACAAACTCCTGATGACATCTACAAGAAAGTTAAGCAACTTGGCCTTGATGTTAAAGAACAATTAAAGCGCCAGGGGATTGTCGTCCCTACTAAAACACCTGATGGTTTAATACGGGTAGGCTACTATACAATCAAAAGAAACAAAACTGGCTTCTATAGCATTTTAAACTATAGTAATGAAGCAGTTGTTGAATTTATAAATTTACCACAAACTGCTGCTATGCTAGCCAATAGACTAGCATTGGGCAAGTATCTAGATGATGAATTATTGGATGCTGACCGTGGATACGGACATGCACTATTTGAAGAAGAACTGCATTTAACCCTAGCAGAACGTAATTTAAAGTCCAACAACGTAGATCGAGCAGATGTAATGTTTACTAAATTTAATATTGCAAAACACCGAAAAGAACAGCATAGAAAGACTATATTCAATGGCTTTGACAAACTGATGCGGTTTAGATAAATAAATTTAATCATTCTTTTGGAACATATATGAAGACAAGCGATTTTAGAAACAACCCTACAAGCTCTCAACTAAAAGAGAATATGAATAAAATGTTTGGCGTCAATGTCAACTTTACTAAGTATTCTAGAGAACAACTAGAAGACATGCGAAATAAACTTCGTACTCGAGTGTTCCAGCAAGAAGGTAAGGCAGGTATTAATGATTTGCTAACCAATGAAACATACCAAAAAGACAAGGCTATGCTAGCCTTGCTAAACACAAGGATTAAAGAAATGCTAGGCGAACAAATGCAAAAACTACGTGACAAAATGTCACAACTAAGCGAGGCTAAAAAGGGTGTTAAAGCACCTAAGTATAAGATTCACGCTGCCGGCACAGCCGCTAAAGATTATGATGGCGACGGCAAGAAAGAAAGCCCTAAAGCTGAAGTTATGGGCAGTCGTAAGAAAGCCGCTGCTAAGGCAGGCAAGCCATTTGAAGAAAGTGCAAAGCCCGATTTCTTAGACATGGACAAAGATGGCGACAAGAAAGAGCCAATGAAAAAAGCAGTTGCTAGCAAGAAAGAAGGTCCTAAGAAAGGCGTTAATCCTTTTGCTAAAGTTAAAGAAGGTTTCCCAACAGTTGACGATGCCAAGAAAGCAGCCGCTGGTACAGCTGGTATGAAGCAAGGCGAAAAGAAAAAGTCTAGCACAGGCGGCGAGATTACTAAAACTGCCACAGGCCTAAAACACACAGCTGGTAAGAACTATGGCGGCCAAGATGCTCCTAAGGCACCTGACAGCGATAAGAAAGCCAAGAAAGTTAAAGAAGGCATGGAAGAAGCTGACGGCAAATTACCATCAATGACACACGTTAAGAAAATGTGTAAAGACGGAAAATCCGTAGCAGAGATTTGCAAAATGCATCCCGATTGCGACCAAAAAGAATTAAAACAAATGGTAGCTGATTGCAAAAAGAATATGGTTAAAGAAAGCCAATTCAAACACAATGTTAGGTTTGTTAATGAAAGCATTGGTTTCTTGTTACAAGAAGACGAAGAAGGTAAGGCCAAGGCCATTACCGCTGCCGGCGATATGGTCAATGATTACACATCATGGATGCAACGTGTTGGTCAGTATCAGACCAAGACAATGATTGAACTAGCAGATGCTATCAAAGCTGACTTCGGAGCAGCAGAAGCAGAAACTTTCAAGCAAGCAGTTGGACCAGCACTGAGTGCTACCCTAGAAGTACTAACACAACAACGTGAAGCAGTAAGCAATGCTGTTGCTGTACTAGCAGGTGAAGCCACTCCAGATGCCGCAATGGGCATGGAGCCAGGTATGGATATGCCTCCAGAGCCAGGTATGGATATGGCAGCTCCTGATGAAATGAATGCGCCAGCTGATGAGTTTGGTGCCAGTGATGCAGCCGCAGGCATGGGCACAACTGGTCGTGAAATGCGTGAAAGCAAGTTTGCTCGCAAGCTAGCTGAAAGCCACTCTATCCTATCTAAATTAGCTAAATGAGATTATTAGAAGTAGACCTAGGCAGTGCTAGAGATGTTCTAGCAGTTCTACAAGGTCAAGCAAACAGGGCAGGGCAAAGTTCAACTTTGCCATTTGCCGTTGTTATGAAATTGATTAAACCGTTTGGCTTAGGTATCAGTACACCGGATGGATTAATTGCACTTAAAAATGCAGTTGACCCAGCCGGTGACGTTATTGCCGATATATTAGATAATGGCGCTGTCTTACTAAAGACCAAAACAGCCAATCAAGACAAAGAACAACCAGCTGAAGTAGGCGCTAGCCCTGCTGTATCGGCCATGGCATCTAGCAATGCCAAACAATTAAAGCCAAATATTTGACATCCTGAGTTAAAGTTGTTATAATTAAGTTTATGACAATCTATACTCCCCCTCCGTTCGTTGAACGATTCCAATATAAAAACTGCGTACAGGTTAATGATCCTGTTACTCGCAAACGTGTATATCGTACACCGGATGGGGAGAGCCTACCTAGCGTTACTACTATCCTTTCGGCAACTAAGGATATGACACACTTAAACGAATGGAAGAAACGTGTTGGTGTTGAGAAAGCACAACAAATTACTACAGAGGCTGCTGGAGTTGGAACAGCAATGCACGCCAATTTAGAACGTTTCCTAATTGGAGAGCAACGACAGCCGGGTAATAACCCAGTTCATATCAAAGCCAATGCAATGGCAGATCAAATTATCCTTAACGGCCTAAGCAAAATGGATGAAGTATGGGCCATGGAACAAAGTTTATACTTTCCAGGTTTATATAGTGGAACTACTGACCTAGTGGGTGTATACGAGGGTGTTCCTGCTGTATGCGATCACAAGCAGACAAATAAGCCTAAGAAAGCAGAGTGGGTTGAAGATTACTACTTACAGCTAATGGCTTACATTATGGCACATAATGCAGTTTACGGTACTGATATGCGTCGAGGCGTTATCTTTATGTGTAGTCGTGGGGATGACAGCATTAAAGTAGGCGGTGAAGTGTATCAGCAGTTTGATCTAAAATCTGAAGATTTTAACAAGTATCAGGATATGTGGCTTACTAAAGTAGAAGAATACTACGCCTTGGCTAAGTAAGCATCTCAACGCATAAATATCCCATACAGGGGATATTTCCATGGCCGTTATTGAGATAGCAAAAATACAAGTCCGAAGAGGACAAGAAAATCAAACAGGCATTCCGCAGCTAGCAGGTGGTGAATTTGCTTGGGCAACAGATAATGAAACCTTATACATTGGTTTAAAAAGAGAAGACGGCGGAGCTCGTGATGCTAATATACGAGTATTGACTGAAAACGATGTTCGTTTATTCACTAGTTTTGTATCTAGTGGAATGCTCAATACTACAACAAATTATGTCTGGAATATTGATCAGTCAGAAACAATTACTTCCTCAACTTATATATTAGGATTTGCACCAACCGTTAATGATAGAGTTACAAGAAGTGTACAGAATAAATTAGACGATTTTGTCAGTGTTGCAGATTTTGGAGTAGTTGGTACTACAGCAACTGATTCTATTGATTGCAGCATTGCCTTACAAACAGCTATTGATCATTTATTTCTAGACATGGATATCTACAATACTGCTACTCAGTACGATACTGAAGTATCGTTGCGATATAATAAAAAATTATTCTTCCCTGCAGGTATCTATAAGATAGGACAGACATTAAAGATTCCTAGAGATACAGTTATTATTGGTGAAGGCATAGACAAAACTATCATTGAAGATATTACAGCAGGTAGTGGTATTTTTCAAACTGTTGACTGGAAGGGCAGAAGAAGTGAACATTCAGAAAATAATTACGACCACGGAGAGTTTGACGCTCTTAATACAAGCAGTCTAACACTGTCAATAACTGGTCCAGGCCAACCTAAGAATATTCACATTGAAGGCATGACCCTTCGATACACTGTGTCTAGTCCGTCTAATCCGAACTTAGCTCTTATAAGTTTAGACTGTGTAGATAATGCAATTATTCGGGAAGTAAAATTTCAAGGAACATATACGTCCTTACTCAACCCAGCTGTTGGACCAGGCTACACAGGAATAGACATTAGGGGATACAATGCATGTACCTCTGAAAACATTCTAATTGACAAATGTCAGTTTGAAGGGCTATATTATGGCGTCAGATCAAATTATGATACTAACAATATTGTAATTCAAAATAATAGTTTTAACTATTCAACATACGGCACCGCATTCAGTACTACTACCAACGTAGTAGCAACTAACGGACCTACCTATGCTAGAATTGTAAACAACAAATTTCAAAATATTTACAATCAAGGAATTTTTGTCGGACCTAATAGAAACGGCGCAGCCACTTTCCACGTTAGCGAAAATAATTCTTTTATTAGAGTTGGGGATCAAGGAATAGTCGAAGGCAGCAACAGCGTAGGAACTTCTGTTATAAAATTTGCAACTAAAGGCAATGCCAGCGTTAATGATTATTTTGGCAGAGAACTTTTTCAAAATTCAAATTTTGGAACAACATATACATACTATCCACTAATAGAGGGTAGAGCCACTATAGATCTTAATTCAGTAACTACATCGACTTTAATTGCCAATACTGCAACAACGATCATGAGATTGCCTATAACTAGCGAAGCACAATATTTAAATTTAAAATATAACTGCACGTCAAATGACGGCTTGATCAATACAATGGGAGTTCTACAAGTTTATATCAGGCCAGGCGCTACTCCGAGCGATGTTAGCTTACACGATGACTACAACGCATCTGGATCTGACGGCGGCTTATATTGGGGAGTTACTGTTGAACCTACTTATAAATATTATGAGTTATTAGGTGTTAATCCAACATTAACTTCGATTGTTCGAGTAGAAATGCAAACAAGATTAATGCTGTAAGGAAAAAATGTTTAACCAACCTGTAGATAGTAGATTAACAGAGTGGGCAGATCATAGAAGAAAGTTAGACGAAGTTGAAGATCCTTTACAAACTGTATGGGATTTTTGGCATCTGGCTCCCTTCACTCCCCATAATAAAAGTGTAGACCCGTACTACCAAAAAAGCTGGCCTAGCCCTTGGGAAATTATTGTAGAAAATAGATATGATGATTTTACTAAAGCACTAATGATTGGCTGGACTTTGAAATTGACAAAAAAATTTAAAGATAGTAAGATTGAACTGAGAACATTAGTTGACTCTAATCGAATAAGACAGTATAATTTACTGTATATTGATGACAATTGGGTTATAAACTACAGTGATAATGGGCCAATTCTTTTACCCGAAGTGCCTGATTCGTTTAGACTAGAAAATCTAATAGAAGTTAGCGCCCCAAGGTAAATATCAGCTTAGAACAATAAAAAGAGGTTACTTAATGATCACAGTGGTCAAGCGTAATGGGCATCGTGTCCCGTTAGATATCGCAAAAATACAGAGACAGGTAGCCCACGGCTGCAGAGGCATTGATGGAGTTAGTCCATCAATGATTGAAATTAAAGCACAAATAGAATTGCACGACGGAATGACTACTCAGACCATAGATGAGTTATTGCTCAAGGCCATGGTTAATTTAATTGACGAAACTGAAAACCCAGAAATTAACAATGTTAACTATCAATATGTAGCAGGCAGGCAACGTGTTAGTATGTTACGCAAAGAAGTATACGGTGCATACGATCCTCCTCCCCTATATGAAATTGTACAGAAGAACATTAAATCTGGAATGTATACTAGTGAATTACTAGATTGGTACACTGAAGACGAATGGAAGATCATTGATTTATTTTTAGATCACGATAAAGATGAAGGTTACACTTTTGCTGCCATTGCCCAACTAGCAGAAAAATATCTTGTACAAAATCGTGCTACAGGACAAATTTATGAAACCCCACAGGTTCGTTACGCTATTGCCGCCGCAACTGCGTTTCACAGTGAACCTAAAGAAACTAGATTAAAATTAGTAAAGGAATATTATGAATGTGCGTCCGATGGTCATTTTACTCTCGCTACTCCTGTGCTTGCTGGCCTCGGTACTACAACTAAACAGTTCAGTAGTTGTGTGCTTATTAGCAGTGACGATACCCTTGATTCGATATTCGCCGCAGGCGAAATGATGGCCAAATATGCCTCAAAACGAGCCGGTATTGGTCTCGAAATAGGCAGAATCAGACCGTTAGGCGCCCCAATTCGCAATGGTGAAATCAAACATACGGGTATGATACCATTCCTAAAGAAATGGTTTGCTGATTTAAGATCATGCAGTCAGGGCGGCATACGCAATGCCAGCTGTACGGTTACATTCCCAGTGTGGCATGCTCAATTTGAAGATCTCATTGTACTTAAAAATAATCAAGGAACAGACGAAACTCGTGTGCGCCAAATGGATTACAGTGTAGTAGTTAATGCCATGTTCTGGAATCGTTATAAGCGTGGCGAAACAATGAGTTTATTTGATCCGGCAGAAGTTCCAGACCTATACGAAGCCTACTATCGTAACAGCGCAGAATTTGAAAAGTTGTATCTACAATATGAACAAGATAAGACAAAGAAAAAGAAAGTTGTATCGGCAGATGAGATATTCAAAAATGGAATTCTTAAAGAGAGAACTGATACTGGGCGCATTTATCTTGTCAACATCGACAACGTTATCAACCAGGGTCCCTTTGATACGACGGTGGACCCAATATATCAATCAAACCTATGCCAGGAGATACTTTTACCCACCCGACCTTTCCAAAGAATTGAAGATCCAGAGGGACGAATTGCTCTTTGCACTCTTGGGTCAATCAACTGGGGTGCGTTCAGAAATCCGCAAGAGATGAGAAAAGCATGTCGTGTACTAGTTCGTAGTTTAAGTAACTTATTAAACTATCAAGACTTCCTAAGTATACAAAGTAAATTGGCCAATACAGATTTTGAACCGTTGGGAGTCGGCATTACTAATCTTGCTTACTGGCATGCTCGTAAGAGTTTCAAATATGGAACTCCTGAAGCATTAGCAGAAGTTAAGCGTTGGATGGAACATCAGGCCTACTACCTTACTGAAGCCAGTGTCGAGCTTGCCCAAGAACGAGGCCCATGCGGACGTAGTCAGTACACTTACTACGGTAAGGGAGTATTTCCCTGGGAAAGGCGCAAGGCTGGAGTTAATGAACTCACTGACTTTACACCCAGCATGGATTGGGAACCGTTACGAGCACGTATGAAGAAGTATGGTATTCGCAATGCTACATTGATGGCTGTGGCTCCGGTAGAGTCTAGTTCAGTTGTATTAAATAGTACTAACGGAATTGAAATGCCCATGGAAATGATTAGTGTTAAAGAATCAAAGGCAGGATCGTTTGTACAGGTAGTACCAGAATACAAGAGATTAAAGAACCGTTATCAGTTAATGTGGGATCAGAAAGATTGTGTTGACTATTTGAAGACAGCTTCAGTATTGGCTGTTTACATTGATCAGAGTTTGTCAACAAATACATTCTATAATCCCGCCAATTATGCAGGAGGCAAAGTACCTGCAACTGTAATTGCCAAAAACTTAATGCTGGCTTACAGATGGGGACTAAAGACTATATACTATAGTTTAATTAATAAGGTTGGCGCCAAGGCCGACATGACAAATACAAGTAGTGCAATTACACTTTCACCAGTAACAGTCTATGAAGAATTAGACGATGACTGCGAAGCATGTAAGTTATAAATTGAGAATATATTAATGCTGGAAACAATTTGTGATGTGATGTTAGATGCGTATAAACGCAATTGGATTACTAGCCGTGATGGCAATGTAAGTATCCGTCATCACGACCGTGATCACTTTTACATCACACCTAGTGGTGTACGTAAGCAAACACTACAGCCGGATCAGTTTAAAAAGATTGGCATATTGCATCAACCAGTTAATCGGTATAACTGGACTGAACTGCCCTATACTGATATTAGCGAAAAACTAAAGCCCAGTGGAGAAATTCCATTGCATTTTGGTTTGCAACGAGCAATGGGACAGCATAGTAATGACGTTCGTGTAGTTGTACACGTTCATCCTACTTACTGTATTGCGGCCATGCATGCCGGCATTGATCTAAGCACAGTTAGTGTAGAGTTTCCAGAATTAAATCGCTATACAAAAGTAGCTAAGAACGTAGGAGATGTGCCGCCTATTAGTCAAGAGCTTGCTGATCGTTGTCATGAAAATCTGTGGCTTCGAAAAGATGGTACAATTAATTTTGACATTGTAGGTATTAAAGGACACGGAGTAGTTGCCATTGATACAAGTCCATGGCGTGCTTTTGAGCATATTGAACGATTAGAACACATTTGCAAAATAGTACTTGCAAGTGGTAAGTATTAAATTATAAAAGGAATAACAATGAAATTATATATAAAATATATCAACGGACAGATTGTAGATCATCCTATTCTAGAAGACAATCTAAGACAGGCCAATCCTCAATTTGATCCTGCCAATCTTCCAAACACATTAAAAGTGTTTGAACGAGTCTCTGCGCCGCTTGCAGGACCTTATGAGAGAATTGAATCAATATATCAGTTACACCACGATGATGTAGTACGTGATGTGCATACTCTAGTAGGATATACCGCAGAAGAACGTGCGGTTAGAATTGCACAAGCTATGCAGTTTTCCCATCCCAATGGCTGGGTATTTAATGAAACAATATGCGGATGGGAACCGCCATCACCTCCACCTGATGACGGGAAGAAGTACATATGGTCCAATGACTTAGCATCATGGCAGGAATTGGTTATTTAATATGTCAAAAGCACAATACAATTTTTCAAAACAAACGAATTACCTTAAACGAACTATGTTCTTAGACCCTGCTGGTCCCGTAACAGTGCAACGTTTTGAGGAAGTTAAGTATCCTAAACTACAGAAGTACGAAGAACTTGCTCGTGGCTTTTTCTGGGTACCTGAAGAGATTAGTCTTACCAAAGATAAGATGGATCACAAAGAAGCCAGTGATGCTGTTAAACATATCTTTACCAGTAACCTGTTAAGACAAACTGCCCTAGACAGTATTCAAGGCCGCGCACCTTTCCAAGTGTTTGGACCAGTCTGTTCAATTCCAGAACTTGAAGCACTAACACTTACTTGGAGTTTCTTCGAAACAAGTATTCACAGCAAGAGCTATAGTCACATTATTCGTAACGTCTACGGAGTACCTAAAGATGAGTTTAACAAGATTCACGACACGGCTGAAATTGCTGGTATGGCTGCTAGTGTTGGTCGTTACTATGAAGACCTTCATATTCTTAACAGCCGTAAAGAGTTGGGTGAAGATGTTGGACTACACGTTCACAAGCGAGCCATATGGATGGCCCTACATGCATCATACGCACTCGAAGCTCTACGTTTTATGGTATCCTTCGCCACGTCACTTGCTATGGTAGAGAATAAAATCTACATTGGTAACGGCAACATCATCAGTTTGATTTTGCAAGACGAATTACTTCACGCAGAGTGGACTGGTTGGTTGATCAACAATGTAACCAAAGACGATCCAGACTTTATTGAAATTGAAAAAGAGTGTGAAGCAGAAGTATACGCTATGTATATGGAAGTCATTCAAGAAGAAAAGGCCTGGGCTGAATACTTGTTCAAGAAAGGTGTGGTCATTGGATTGAACGCCAGCATATTGAAAGACTTTGTTGACTATACTGCATTTACTAGACTAAAAGAAATTGGCATCAAGTACCTAGCAGAACATCCAAAGATGAGCCCTATCCCTTGGTTTAACAAGCATGTTAATATCAATAAGAAACAAACTGCATTACAAGAAAACGAAAGCACCAATTATGTTATTGGTGTTATGAGTGATTCAGTTAGCTATGAAGAACTACCAGATCTATAAGGAAGTAAAAATGACTAAAGCAATTGTGTGGTCGAAGTACCACTGCCCATTTTGCGAACAGGCAAAGGCATTATTAAAACAACGAGGTATTCCATTTGAAGAAAAGAAAATTGGTGATGGATATTCTAAAGAAGAATTGTTAGAAGCAATTCCCACAGCAAGAACAGTACCACAGATCTTTATCGATGATCAACTCATTGGTGGCTTTACTGAACTAAAGGCACATCTAAATGGATGATAAAGATAATACAATCACTATAGATGTTCAAGATGAGTTAACTGGTGATATGTTTATAGATTCCACTAGTATGAACTCTTATAATTACTCCTATAGTACAACACCATCTAGCATTACTATTAGTAACGGTAGCGGTAGTAACTATGGTGCAGTTGGTAGCTCTGGTAGCTTTCTAACCAGCGGCTTGAATGGCACTAGCTGGAGCAACACAAATTGGAATATAAGCAGTAGTTCGTCAACTCCAGGTTTAAAAGTCTCAGGTGACGCAGAGTTCGAAGGCAAGGTTATGATAAACGGCCGGAATATCTCAGAGTTTATGGAAACTATTTCAAACCGGCTTGCCATACTCCAACCAGACCCTGCAAAACTAGAGCACTTCGCAGCTCTTAAAAAAGCCTATGAGCATTATAAAACACTCGAAGCTTTATGCGAAATACCCAAAAAAGAAGATAAGGAATAATATGTTAATTCAAAAACCCGCAGCCACCGGTGACACAGTGAGCATTAAATTAATTTCCGGTGAAGAAATCATCGGACGTTTAGATGAAGATACTAATGAGTATGTTAAACTAAACAGACCTAAGAGTGTTAGCATCGGCGCACAAGGACTGGGCATGATGCCATTTATGTTCTTGGGTGGCAGTGACAATGTTACTATTAAACACAGTCACATCATTGTAATGGTACTTGCAGAGAAAAGTGCAGCCGATCAATATGTACAGGGAACAACTGGTATTGCTTTATCGTAAATATATGATAGGAGATTAATATGCCATACATTCCCGGCACCGGCCGACTTACAGACGTTTACCATAGCGGCAACGTCTACGCTAATAATGTTCCCATAGCTCTCTGGCTATCGCCTGGCGGCAGCGGAACCTTTGGTGGGATCAGTGTGTCTGTATCAGTAGAGTTAGATCCGCTAGTAGTAGAAGAAGTAACCGCACAGGTTAATACCTATGTTGCTGCTCAGACTGGGCAACCTAATCAGTATTATAATGCGGCTGCGGCAGCTGATGGTGTTAAGGCCAACTATGCCGGCACTGTAGATGATGCTACTACTGCTACTGCGGCAGTATCAACAATATCAACTGATACTACGTTTTCTAGTCTTGTACCTTTCTTGACAAAATGCCTCGACGAGGCTGCACAAGGTAAGTGGCGCGAAACCGGACAAGGCGGAAAACCTAGTAATCCTACGATTACAGGCGTATGGCAGAATTTAGGATACCCGAGCAGTAGCCCTTGGACAACAGACCAAACGGCCTGGTGCATGGGATTTATTAATTTTGGATTAAAAAGTTGCGGATATCGATATTTCCAAACTGCAAGTGCGGCCGCAATTACGACCAGTCCGGGAAAATGGAACGCTACGCAAGTTCCTAAAGATCAAGCACAGCCCGGTGATATAGCATTTTGGAGTTATAGACACGTTAACTTTGTTTATACTGCCCAAAATGGTAAATTTACCTTTGTGGGTGGTAATCAAACCCCTAGTGGTGGAAAGAATAACCCAGATGACGGAGATATAACCAAATCTTATCCGGGCGGAACAGGTGCAAATAACGCAAATTGGGTAAGTTGCTGGCGTCCAAGTAAAATATAATGGTTGACAAACTGGTAAAAATCCAGTATAATAATAACAAGAGGAAGCAGTAATGCAACAAGGTAAAGTAAAATGGTTTAATAATTCCAAAGGTTTTGGATTTATTGTATCAGACGAAGGCGGTGAAGATGTGTTTGCACATTTTAGCCAAATTCAAATGGAGGGCTATAAAACTTTGAAAACAGACGAACTTGTCCAATTTGAAGTAATTAATGGCCCGAATGGTAAACAGGCTCAGAACATTCAATCTGTAAAGTAAGGAGTTAGTATGTATCAATATCGTGTTTGGGTTAGACTTAATCAGTATCAAACTGCTGACGTTGTAGTCAATGCTAACAACGATTGGGAATGTAAAATGCTTGCTGAAAGCATGTACGGTTCTGGTATGGTGCTGAACTATAGCAGAATTAATTAAATATAGTATCCGATAGGGGTAAATCTGCATAGCAGGTTGCCAAGGTGAAAGACCTTGTAGTTAGACGGAGACTCCACAAGCCCTACGGATTCCGTCAAATGTGTCAACGTAATATAGGGCTAAGGCGTTATATATACATCATGGAGAAAGTTATGAAGAAATTATTGACTGCACTTGTTTTATCTTTTGCCCTTGTTGGCACAGCGTCAGCACAACATAGACATCACGGCCATCATGGATATCATGGATATCATGGTCCAAGAGTAATCCACCATCATGGAGGAAATTGGGGACAAGTATTTGTTCCGTTGATCATTGGTGGAGTTGTAGGCGCTGCCATTGCAAATAATAATAGACCCATTGAGACTCCCACTGTCGTTGTTCAACCACCGATTGTACAAGGTTCTCCAATTATACAATGCCCACAAGGTACATATCCATTTGAGAACTTTGGTTGGGTTAAAAACCAATATGGACAATTTGTCCAAGCTATCTATATTGAATGTAAGTAATGGCCTACTCAGACAAGGTTATTGACCATTACGAAAACCCGCGCAATGTCGGATCGTTTGGAAAAGATGATGATAACATTGGTACTGGCATGGTCGGTGCTCCTGCTTGTGGTGATGTAATGAAACTACAGATAAAGGTTGATCATGATACAGGTATTATTACAGATGCAAAATTTAAAACGTATGGCTGCGGATCGGCTATTGCGAGTTCGAGCCTCATTACAGAATGGGTCAAGGGAAAAACACTTGACGAAGCCGGATCAATTAAAAACTCCGAAATCGCCGAAGAGCTAGCCCTACCGCCAGTAAAGATACATTGTTCAATTCTAGCAGAAGATGCTATCAAGGCGGCTGTGAATGATTACCGTAACCGACACAGCCAATAAGAAAATCCTACAACTCCTGTCCAAACGCGGCAAGGGTATTGGTATACGGCTAGGTGTAAAAACTACAGGATGTAGCGGACTTGCATATACGTTAGAATATGTTGACAGCTACATTGCCGAAGAGGGAGTTACTAATTTTGCTCAACCAGATTTTGTAGTACTAGTTGATGCAAAGTCACTTGCATACTTACAGGGACTTAATGTTGATTGGGCTCGTAATGGACTCAATGAAGGATTTGAATTTCGCAATCCTAATGAACGTGATAAATGCGGGTGCGGAGAAAGTTTTAGAGTGTAAATATAAGTTATTGCTGTATGAAGCAAAGAGAAAAGTGTTCTGGACGGGGGTGCGAATCCCCCCAGGTCCACCATAAAACACATTAGATACTAGGGTGCGGTCAGCCTCGAAAACTGATGAATCTAGTTGAGAACAGCGGAAAATTCAGCAGGATGAGTTCGTAGTGTGTTTTATAATGGGCCTGCATAGTTTCGACAGGGCAAAGAGTAACAGAGTGGACAGCTCGGGAAAGCAGAACCCGTAGGATTGGGGTAACCCGGTCGAAGAAGCAAAAAAAGTAACTGCAAATGACTCACATTTTGCCTTAGCGGCCTAAACACCGCTTAGGGTAGGAAATACCTCGTAACAGAAACAACCAGACCCGCTTCGGCGGGTTTTCTTTTGGTAAAATTATCGGTTGCAATAAAACCAGTTTTGTTATATACTGATAACATAGACATACACATTAGGAGGTTCTATGAACAACTCGGAATACACATTAACTAAAGTCAAACAACATTGCCTAGCCGATAGTGGTGACGAGCAGATTTGGACAAACAAGGGCACTACCTATCATTGGAATCGCGGCAAGGATACTGCAAGCGGATTGATCAACGGTGTAGTACGAAAGTTAGCAGGTATTGATGCATCTGATAAACAAATTTGGGTAGTTGCGGGATCACTCAAAATTGCACCTAATGGGCAAGTGCTTCGATTTACGGGCATTCCTAGCAAGGTTCAAAAAACATTTGAGCCACATACATCCAATACTGCTAATCCTATTGATTTCCCTGTTCTTGAAACAGCATGATATCTCTAAACTTCAGTCTCCGCAATCCGTGGAGCAATCGATTTAAGAACTTATGGTGCCGTAGTTACAAAACTCCGTTCAAACATAAGTTTGTTGAATTAGAGTTTACTAGAGACTTTACTCTAGTGTTATTCACTTGTAGTTGGACTGTACGACAAAGTCATGCCGGACTTGATTTAGAAGCTGGTCTGTTTGGCTATTGTATTCATTTTAACTTCTATGATAGCCGTCATTGGAACTTTGAAAAGAAAGCGTGGGAAAATTATGACAATGCATCTTGAAGGCCCATGGTTAAGTACTACGGGTAAACGTAAAGGCAAGATCAAATTTGCATCTGCCGAAGCTAAACGTAGGAGTGAACAATTGGATAAAGAATGGAAAGCTCTACTCAAACGTCAGGGCATGGAACAAGAAGAACGCAAACGTAGTCGCGGACTCGAATCTACCAGCCTATCCGGTCACTACTCTTTAAATATTCCTGCAGATCGCAGTAATGCACATATTAAAAGTTTGAACAGCGGATTGGGTGTCGCTGTATTAAAGCCAAGCCCTGTTTATACAGGAACTAAAGTCAAAGGTATCGCTACTATGCATAAGTCAAATGCTGTGCCAGTGTTTAGCGATGAAGAAGCAATTGAAATTTCTATGATGAGAAGAGGTTAATATGATAATTGATTGGACTTGTATTCCTAAACATACTATCAACTGTGGTAAACTAAATGACCCTTTTGATATTTCAATAATCTTAAAACAATTTAAGGTTCGAAAATATCTATATAGAATTGTATATAAAGGTATTGTTATCAAGTTTGGTATGAGTGCTGATAACTCGAGAAATTTTGGCGAAAGAATTTACCGACAAATTGGACACTGCAAGAGTTGGGACAAAAAACGACTCAATGGGTCTAGCGGATCAGATTGGCGTATCATTGAAGAGGAATTTTTTAATCTGTACGGACTTTATATTGATCATAAGTTTATCACAATTACTATCTATGATGTAACTAAGTATCCGTTTCAGACTATTTCCCCATGGGACGAAATCATTAGTATCGAAAATTCATTAATTGAAGATTATGTTGCAATCGTTGGTGAAAAACCCATTGGCAATATAAATGATGAATCAAATATCAAGCGTAGGCCTAAGATCTTGAAGACCACATGGGACGGCATATTTGGAATTGGTTAATAAATATTCAATGAAACCAACATTAAATGAAAAGTTCCTCGCCTACCTAGCACTGTTTAGCGGACTATTCCTATCACTGGTCGCAGAGTACTACAGTATTCTCGGCCTAACTTCTATTTTCTCCGCCGCAGTTATCCCTGTAGTTATCATGGGCATAGCATTAGGCCTGGGTAAAATATCAGCAACACTATGGCTCAAACAAAACTGGAGTATTGCACCGTGGTCAATGCGGATTTATCTATTCACCGCTATCATAGTGCTTATGATAGTTACGTCAATGGGTATCTTTGGATTCCTAAGTAAAGCACACAGTGACCAAAGCCTAGTAAGCGGTGATGTACAGGGTAAGATTGCAATATATGATGAAAAAATTAAAACAGCAAAAGAGAACATTGAAGCCAACCGCAAGCAACTTAAACAAATGGATGAGGCGGTTGACCAAGTCATGGGTCGCAGTCAAGATGAAAAAGGTGCCGACAAAGCGGTTTCAATACGCAAAGCTCAGTCTCGTGATCGCAGTGCGGTGGCCAAAGACATTGAAGCCAACCAGAAGCTTATTGCTACTCTTAATGACCAAGCCGCACCTATTCGAGCAGAAGTACGTAAAGTAGAAGCCGAAGTAGGCCCAATCAAATACATAGCACAGTTTGTCTATGGTGAAGCCAACGAAGGTCTATTAGAAAAAGCAGTAACTTGGGTTATCATTATCCTGATTGTAGTATTTGATCCAATGGCAGTAATTTTGTTGTTAGCAAGTCAGATTAGTTTCCAGCGGTTTCGAGAACAAGAAGAAGAACAAGCAGTTCAAGATTGGTTTGACCAAGGTCGAGAACGTGCTCGTCAGTTAGATAAAGAAGCGGCCATGCAAAAAATTGAAGAGGAAGTTGCAGAGGGTAACATTGAACAGGACCCTATTAACGTAAACAACGAACAACCCACTGTTACAAAATCTCTGTTAGAGCAACATCCATATCTTAATCAACCGTTTGCACATTTTAAAGATCTGAAACCAATAGTTTATAAAGCGGAGGGTGACAGCCCAAAAGGACCGGTTGTTGATGTAGTCTCCCCGGAACCCACTGTCACAGATACACCATTGTTTGTACAAAACGAAGAGCAAGCAGAAAGCGATCTTTGGACAAAAACCGCTATTAGCAAAGAAGAATATTTTGAAACCAGCGCAGCCGTCAATCTAGATCCCTACAACGATGCACCTCCGCCAGAAGTTGCAGAATACATTGAACTTGTAAAATCTAAACGCATATCCTTGCGTGATGTCCCCAAGGAGTATATAATGGCAGTTAAGGCAAGAATATAATGGACAATAGAATAACATTAATAACCCCTCCTGATTTTTTTGAGAATGAATCGTACAGCATTATGTTTGTACATCTATCAGATGAAGATCAAGCTGTAGTAAGTAAATGGCTGGCCAACGCTAATCTTACTGAGCATATTAACATTTATTTTTATGATCACGAAATAAGTTTAGAATGGTTTTTCTACGCATTGTCTAGATGTGACTACAAGTATATTGATCTAGGCAGTCTCAATTATGTCACTGCTCAATTAAGTGGATATATCCTAGGTAAGAAAAACACCTACTACAAAACCGGAGACGAAAGCAGATCCGCAGTTAGCCACTTCATCAATCAGAATCGGATAACTAAGATAGAATCATTCTTAGAAAGAGCATTTAATGACAAAATCGGAAACTAATCACAAATGTGATTTTTGCAATAAGAGCAAGGAAGACGTAGAGAAGTTAATTGTTGGAGACAATGCCGCTATATGTAACGACTGTGCAGAACTATGCATTGACATACTCAAAGACGAGAAAGTTAAAAATTTCCCCAATACACTTAAACTACTAAACCCCGTTAAAATAAAAGAGTACCTTGACGATTATGTTATTGGGCAAGACGATGCTAAGATTGCTCTTAGCGTAGCCGTGAGCCAACACTTCAAACGTATTAACAATCCCAGTAAAACAATCGAACTTGAAAAGACTAACGTGCTTATGTTAGGGCCTACTGGTTGCGGTAAGACTATGATGGCACGTAAGATTGCGGATTACCTAGACTTACCTTTTGCCATTTGTGATGCTACAGGCATTACAGAAGCGGGCTATGTAGGTGACGATGTCGAAAGCATTCTTACACGACTAATTAGTGAAGCAGATGGTGACTTAGAAAAAGCTGCTCGCGGCATTGTCTATATTGATGAGATTGATAAAATTAGTCGTAAAGGCGAAAGTGCCAGTATTACCCGTGATGTCAGCGGCGAAGGGGTCCAACAGGCCCTGCTCAAGATGATTGAAGGAAGTATCATGCGGGTACCTTCAACAAGTAAAAGAAAGCATCCAGGTAGCGACATGCAGGAGATTGACACTCGAAGTATCTTGTTTATCTGTGGCGGTGCCTTTGTGGGAATTGACAAAATTATCAAACAACGCACTGGAGCCAGAAGTGTTGGCTTCCATGCAAATGTAGATAACGTAGAAGATAACCCGGACGTGTTTCACGACGTAACAACTAAAGACCTTATTAAATTTGGATTAATTCCGGAATTTGTAGGCAGATTTGGATTGATTACCAATGTGGATGAGCTCACTGAAGATCAACTGGTCAACATCTTAAAAGAGACTAAAAACAGTACTATCAAACAATATCAGTACCTGTTTGAATTAGACGGCATTAATCTAGATTTTGAACAAGATGCCTTACGTGAAATTGCTAAGAAAGCTAAAGAATTAAAAACAAACGCTCGTGGCCTTAAAAACATTATTGAAAAGATATTAATGCCTTATCAGTTTGATGCGGTAGATCTTGTAGCTCGTGGTTTAAAATCAATTCGGATAAGTAAAGATACGATTGATGGGAAGCCAGCCATCATGGTTTTTGATAAAAAAGTAAAGAATGAGCAAAAATAACAAAGCAGGATTTGGCAATAAAGTAATCGTCGGCGATATGCCACTTAATGTCGCACTCCGTAAATTCAAACAAAAAGTAGAAGATTCGGGCGTATTAGAAACAGTACGAGCCAAGATGTTTTATGAAAAGCCCACCACAGAACGCAAACGTAAAAAAGGAGCCGCAAAGGCTCGCTGGAATAAGCAATTACGTGATCAAAGTTTACCTAAAAAAATGTATTGACTCTAGACTAAGGTCTGTTGTATAATTAACTAATAAATATTTTAGCGAATATTGATTAGAAAGGAGAACTAATATGCCGCAGAAAATTACAGCAGTCATCACCTCTCAAGAATTTGAACAACTGTTCGGATTTGTTGAACCAAGTGGGTTATATGAAAACTCACAATTCCGCCTAGTAATAAACAAGTTTGGTAGATGCTATTGGCTTTTATCAATTGACAATTTACAAGGACCCCGTTTCTCAGGAAACAATGTTTACTACCAAGGTAACAATAGTAGACTTATTAGAACCATTTATCCACAGGCCCGCCGCATTATTGATGTAGGTGCTAATGTAGGCAACAACACAATTGCCTATGGAGAATGGGCACAGTATGTAGAAAGTTTTGAGCCTACTCCTACTACTCTTACTATGCTTAAGGCAAATATTGAAATTGCCAAACTTAGTAATTTAAAAGGTATCTATTGGTCAGGCACTGATATTGCAGGATCAATCCATAGAGATGATACTGTTAATGACAGCTGGTTCTATTGGAAAGGTATACCGCAGTCAATGAACATCCATGGACAAATAACTGTTCATGAGGTTGCACTAACTAATAGGAATACCGGAACTATTGGAATACAGGATCATCCAGAACATGGTGGCCATAACTTTGCAGTCTACGAGACTACTCAGGTTAAGAAAGAAGAATTTATTGTAAAAGTTCCTGCAAGAACTATTGACAGTTATAACTTTGAAGATGTTGATGCTATTAAGATTGATGTTGAAGGCAGTGAATTATTTGTAATTGAAGGTGCTAAGGACACTATTGATCGATGCCGCCCAAGTGTACAGGTAGAAATTGTTCCAAAACAATGTAAGCAGTACGGGTATGATCCACAAGCATTGTATGACTTCTTTGCCCAGCGAGATTATGTTTGTGTATGTGCAGTCCGCAAGCCACTTAACAAGAAACAGTTTGGATTATTTTTTGGTAAGAATATTGGAATGACTCATCTGCAAATACCAAAATATATGGATAGGTTATTTGTTCCACGTGAAGTACACGAAGCTACTGACTACGGACTTATGGAACAAGCAGATACCGAATTTGAAAACTTATTTGATTTTGGTTAAACCAACGCTTGACAATAGTGCAAACTCGTGCTATAATAAACACATATTAACACAGAAACAGAGGTTCAAATGGCAACTAAATCGAAAACACCAGTACGCTGGTACAATGAAGAAATCAAAGACATCTACGGTGATGACCTTGATAGTATTCTAGGGCCGCGAGCCAATCGTCGCCCACTGTCGCAGGCTACTGATGCAGAAGTACGTAATATTCGTAAATGTATTAAAAAAGTTACAGATGGTGTAATTGCTACACACGATCGTGGCCTGGTTAAGTTTACTGACGCAGTACGTCTGGTACTAGAGCATCTTAAAAAGAGTATTGATCCCGCAACACTCAAGCCTGCATTATGGGGTTGGGAGTTGCCGTTATTTGATATCGCCAAGGCTGTTAAAGGATTGGAAACACATTCACAGGAAGACATTGCGCTTAACTATCGTGCCCAACGTAATATTAACGTTGTCCACTTGTTTAACCTGTTAGTTGATTTTGATTCGAGTCTAGTGTTTGGTGGCAAAGGCCGCAAAACTTCATCTGCAGAGATCTACATCAACGACGGACAGCATGGTTCTATCCTGTTAGCATTGGTAGGTGTTGAAAAGATTCCTGCACAATATATCGAAAGCGATCAAGAGTATCACGACTTTAATCAATTCATTGCTTGTAATATTAGTGCAATGATTGCAGACATCTACGATAATCATCGCAACCAACTTAATCGTGCTATACGCATGAATACAGAAGTCGGCAGTATCAAACACGAAGACCAAGTGCATTATGATCTACATCAATTGTTAAATCGTGAACACGTAACTCTTATCCCCCCACGTGGCAAGACTCCTAGTGACGGTGAATCAAAACATACTGCAAAGTTCTTAGATTACTTTGAAGAATTTGATGAAGAGATTTTCAAACGTGGTATTCGTATTATGCGTAATGCGTGGCCTACCAAGAGCGTACCACATGAGCCACTGTGGGGCCTGTGCAAACTGTTGAATAATCAACTCGAAACTGACAAGACTAAGATTCGTAAAATGGATCAAGCTATTGCATTAGCCCTCGGTGAGCGTTGGGATAAGCCAGAACAAGTTTGGCCAGAAGTCAACGCATCAATTAAAGGTCAATATCCTTTGAGTAGGTATCGGGATGCCGCAGAAACTAATACAGGTAATCGCGGTTACATGATTGGTGCGGCTATTGCTAGTACAGTTTTGAACTATGACTTGTATATTACTAGTCAAGCAGGTAGTCCACGGGGTCTTGGTGTTAGCCTTGCTCCAGTTGCTCGAACAGACGACGACTATGAGTTTTATCTTAGCATGCCTTTTATGACAGCTAATGGCGAAGTTTACGATGTAAACGACATGGAAGAAGCTGAAGAAGAATCTGTATGATTCCGAAACAAGACATCGACCGAGTAGACGAGTCTTTAATCAGTAGAACGTATTGGCGGCATTTTGATGCTAGTACGTATCTACGAAATGATCTTTACATGGAGTTTCTAAAAAGTAAAGAAAAACAGGACATGCTAAAAAAGGTTTGGGCCATTAGCATGAGTCAAAAGTGGGGATGTGATGCAGACGCACTTTATAAAAAATGTCCCGATTGTTGTCCAATTTTTAATACTCCCCTAGACTACGGTTTAGGTAAGAATACTATAGTTAGGAATGTCAGTGGCGAAAACAATGATTGGTTCCGTCCTAGCGTAGATCATATAGTAGCTCGCAGCCGCGGAGGTAATAGTAGCGATGTATCCAATATGGTTGTCATTAGTCTACGTGCTAACACGTTAAAGAATAATATAGAAACTCTAGAAGAATTGAATACCTTATATGAAGGTATTAAACATCTTTACTTTTCTTAAAAAAGAAAGTATAATAAACACATGGCAAAACATCTAATGATCGATATGGAGACTATGGCAGTCTCCCCAAGTGCAGTAGTACTGAGCTTAGGCGCAGTACACTTCAATCCCTATGGAAATGGATATGGCGACAAGATCTATTTTAAAATTGACCTCGATGACCAAGACAAACTGGGCCGTGAAATCGATCCCCGAACATTGGAATGGTGGGGCAAGCAGGATCCTGCCATTATGGAAGAAGCATTTAGTGAAGAAGGTCGTATTCCACTTGCGGATGCTATGGATCAGTTCCATAAGTTTGCATGGGGATGTGATGCATTTTGGTCGCACGGTGCAACTTTTGACTTAGTCATTATTGAAAACTTATACCGCCAACTAGGTAAAAATCTTCCCTGGCAATATTGGCAATTGCGAGATACACGTACATTATTTGATTTGGGCTTTGATCCAGACATGCCGCAGGGCAGTAAGCACGATGCCTTACAGGACGCTATTCGTCAAGCCGTGGGTGTACAAAACATCTACACTAAAATGAAAATTCGACCTAGGTAAAATTATGACTGATACAACGCCAATCCCCCCAATCCCTGGTATTCCGTCATCCCAACTACAGGATTACTATCGTGTAGGATTTGATGCTAACATTGGCGCAACTACCCTAACCCTTCGTGGAGATGCAACCAGTATAACACTAAGTTTAAGTTCGATGGAAGTTGTTCGATTGATTCGAATATTGGCAGCAACTCTTGACGATGAACTCGACATTAAATACTACGATGACGAGGAAGACGAGGATTGATATATGGACGATAAAAAAGTAAAAGAATTAGAATTGAAGATTAATCTGTTGCTAGCAGAAATGAAGATTCTTCGCGACCAGGTTAACTTGCTCAAACGTGAAAATAACCGTTCTAAGTCTAATATTACTCAAATCGCCAATCATATCAATCGTAAGTAATTTGGCTAAAAAAGGCCTATTATCAGCAATATTTTTGTTGACAAGATAATTAAATGACTATATAATAATAACATAGAGAGTAAATTATAAGGTAAGGTTCAGCAACATTCATAATACTATGAATCGTTAGACACTGTGGTAGAATCTGGAGCAGAGTGCGTAAAAACACCGAGCGTTGAAGGAGTCTATTGAAGCAAGACTAACAAGCACAGAGTGATGGCCTGTGTAAAATAAAAGCAGTCAACCACTTACCTGTTGAATATCCTAGGATGGATACAGCAATTTAAACATTAAACTCTGAACTAACTGCTATAGAAGATGGTCGCAGGACACAGTAGAAATACTGTTCTAGGAAACTAGACTCAAAGGAATAGACGACACATTGGAAAGACTTTGTATGTTG